TTTCCAGTTAGGAGATTTGTTGTCATCTAGTACGTGTAAAAAGTATTTACCATTGGAATCAATCATTTCAACAATGGTTATTGCACCTGTTAGCATTCCACCCATCGGATGTAAGTCTTGAACAAAATCGTTTAACGCATCCTGAAACTTTTTCACGTAATCAGGTTGTGTACGTTTTGTCATTTTATCCTGCTATCTGTCCTAGTATTTGTGCTATGTTTGGTGCTTGTGGTGGAGTGGCTCCAGTTGAGGGAGCGGGAGCACTCGTAGGGGACGGTTGTGCTACAACCTGCTGTGGTAACCCCTCAACTGGAGTAGGTTCAGGTTCAGCAAATACTTTCTTTGCTGCCTCTTCAATTGAAGTTCCATTTTGTCTTGCAGTTATTATTTCAGATAATTGTAAAATAAGTTTTGCAGGACTTTGTCCAGTTGCAATCATTTCAGGTAATGCTGCTGCACTTGATTCGATTGCTTTGTTTAAGTTATCTCTCATACGTTGAACATCAATGCGTTCTTGTTCTTTAGAAACATTCAATGCCCATGGTAGTTCACTCATAACAAATTCGCGTGATACTAAATCCCCACCCATTGCTTGTAGTGAGAAGATAAGTGCACGTGATGGGTCAAGACCTGCCATCAGTCCGTAACGAACTTCAACAGTGTAGTCACCTTTAATGTCTTTTGCTGGATTGTATTTAAGTTCGTATGGTGCACCGTCATTTACACCACGAACTGTTTTATCCATTGGGAATATTTTTTCATCTATACGCATGCATAGACTTAAAACATCTTCAAAGGTTTGTGCTATTACTTGTTGTCCTGCTTTGATTTGTGAATCAAATGCACCTAATAACGCCTGGACACCTTGACCAGTGATAATGCTGGCATCAATGTTGCCAGTTCTACCTTCTGGATATCGGGCACCCAGACGCATTTCCTGTTGCAACACTGCTTGTTCAGTAAATGCTGCATTCGGTAACTCTAAACCGACTCTTCGGATTTGCTGAGGGTTTTGACTTCTCAACACAGCATCTGGTCCGAATGCTAATTCTTGAACATCATTAGGCAATGCCAACGGAGCCTGAACGGATTTCTCTGCTGCTTCAAGTGCAAGCAAGGAGAAACGTGCACGTGCGAGTTGAACCCACACCACGTCATCAAATTGTCCACGCATGTCATCATCAATGCTTGGGCGACGTGCAACACGTACCATCATCTCACCAATTGGATTAGGTGTACGTTTTAAAACAAGATTACTTTTTTGTGGAACAAACAAAAGGATTTGTTCAGCATCCTCATACTTAACCATTTCAACCATGGCATATAAATCAACATTGTCTCTACCGTTAGGTCCAACAAGTTGTGATTCGTATTCTGGAAATTCAACAATTAACTCTGCAAGAGTTTTATAATATCTACGAGTGTAAGAAACTAAACGATTGAAGCGGTCAAACTCTGGGTATGCACCAAGAGGATTATCTAAACGTATACGAGGCTGATTACTTTCAACATCTATTTCAACAACTATTGGTAAAAAACCATATGTGAGGTACCAATCAGCCCCAGTATACATTTGCGTTTGTAAGCGTGAAGAGTGAGCATAGTAGTTCACAATCATGCTTCGCTTCTCTGCCTGTGCTTTAGCACGGTCAGAAGTTACATTGAAGGTTGTGCAATTAAAACTTGGTAGAGGTGCAAGCACTTCTGCTAAATCTCTTGCCGCAACATCAATGAAGTTAGCAATCATTGGTTGGGTCATGCCTTCAGGGAAAAAGTCAGGGTACACGTTAGATATTTGTCCACGTCTTACAGACAAAACATTTGCCATACGTGTGTCACGGTCAGCGTTGCGACGTTTTAAAGCCTCAACCTTGTCAGCGATTTGTCGCACTTCAAGTGCCATTCAAACTCCTATTGGTATAAGTCAGCGTATGTTGCTGCTGCTAGTTCATCTAAGTTAACAACACCACGCTGGCGGATACCAGCCCTAGTTGCATATTTGTTGTAGTTATGAGATTGTGCAAACCCCATTTGCTGAATTAATTCTTTAACTCTAATCTCACAAAACCATAAAGCCATCACACAATCAGTAGCCTGTGTTTTCTTAACACCAGGTGCCCATGTAATAAGTTGATTAATTAAAGACTTAACATGCTCATTTCCTTCAGAAGAAGGAAGTTCAATTAAAGCATCATCCTGATACTTGCCATCACGTTCAGTGCCAAAAAGTGCAGCCATAGAAGCCACACCAAAATCAATATCCCATTTATTTTTACCAGTGAAATGAGAACGGAACTGGATACCTCTAGAAGCAAGCCACTGGTTTAACTCTTCATCCAAAGCATACGCTTTCTGATGTGCGTTAATTTCAACACGTAACTCGTTAGGAGAATACTTGTTAACCCAATCTTCCATCAAAGCACGAATCTTTTGAGGATTAGGGTCTTCCATATTGTAAACATCAAGTATGTGACGCACTTGTGTTCTTCTATCAAAAGCCATCATCACAGCAGCAGTCTTACCAGACATTGCTGGGTCAATACCCATAATGGTATAAAAATCAGATTTAGGTGGATGCCCAACAGCACCAAACCTTAAAGGACCAGCCTTACGTGCACCATTAACAGAACCTTGAACAAGAACAGGACGGAAAATAGAATCTTCCTGAACATCTTGTTGCTGGTAAACCAAAGCCCATGTAGTCGGAGTTACTTCACCACGACGACGATACAGGGCAGGACCGTCCCACTTAGAATACAAACCATCAGCATCAGGTTCCTTTTTAGTACCTGACTTCTGGTCAGTCTTAGCCCACAAAGTAACCCAATCCTTTGGGTTCTCCGCGGTTTCTAAAACTGCTGGCATTGAAAAATAAGTGAAAGGTGACTTACCATTAGACCAATGTTTAGGGTTACGAATCTCCCTATACAAATCTGTGGCAGCAAACCTAGTACCCACAATTAACAAAATACCCTCGTCATCAAGACGAGTAACAACTTCCTTCTGAATCCATTCCAGTTGCTTCTCCCACTCATGGGCATTAGCACCAGTCACACAATCATCCAAAATAATCAAGTTAGCACGAGCACCATACACTTGACCACCAATACCCAAAGCCTGAATCGTAGGGTCCTTCTCAGTAGAAGTACGAGACAAGGTAATAGCGTTGGCTTTCCAAGAATCAGCATCCTCACGCCACCCACCAGGAGGAGCATAAGTAGCCTGCAACTTAGCCCACATAGGATGAGTTAAACGTTGCTTAATAGAATACACAAACTCCTGAGCCTTAGTCAGGGTTTTAGAAATAACAATAATCCTAGTATTGTCAGGGTCCATACAAACTTTAAAAGTAGAATAATTCACAGTAATAGTGGTAGACTTAGCATGCTCAGGAGGCACATTAATCAACAACCTAGTAGGGTCAGCAGGCTCATACACCATGCTCGGATGCAACCAAGAAGGGTTGCGTCCCTCCAACACATCAATCCAATTCTGTTGATGGGGGAATATAGAACTGTTTAAAAATTTTTTAGAAAACTCAGCAAACTCAATATCATACTTATCCCCATCAAGTTCCCTACTAGCACCCTGCTGCCTAGCATCCTCAAGATTACGAGCAAACACAGGGTCACGATTCAACCACTGCCTCAAAGTACCAGCCTGCCGATTAACCATCGACATAGCCTGATTAACCCCAATACCAGAACCCACATATTCCAGCACCAAACGCTTAGCATCAGCAGTCTCAATAGCCTTCACATTAGCAGACTTAGCCTGAAACTTAGCCATCAAGAAACCCCTTAAACATCCCCCAACGTAACAACCTAATACTGGGTATCTGTAACAGTTAAACAGTTACAATAAAACCCCCTAAAGGGGTTTTAAACAGTATACTGGAGGGGCATTAAAATATGCCCCTCACTATATACTAATCCGTCCAAAATACAAAAGCGGACAACTTTACACCAAATTGTTATAAAAACAGCCAAATCGTTACCAAACTGTTACAAACCAGTAGGCAAATGTACCTGTAACAAAAAAATAATGTAGGTGATACATACTGTACTCTGACTTGTAGTTTAATAACCCTGGGTTCCTGTACCGTCTAACAAGTCCCCAGACGGACCACAGTCTGCCTTGTTTGTTACAGGGGGACATTGTACTTTGTGTCTTCGTCGGCATTGCCGCAAGAGCCTACCATATGGCTGCCGTAAATGAACATGTCAATCAACTTGTTCAGGCGTGCCCCTCGCTACGCTCTAAGAGGGGCACGCGACTTCTCTGCATTGCTTGACATGCGGCAGCCACACGGTAGTGGGTTGGCTTGTAGGTTTAGTTGAGTTTGTTTATCTTCTAAATCTTCTATCTACTAAATGGTTTAGTGGATACTCGGTAGTGCTCGACTACGAATCACTACCGATTCAGTAGAGAAAAGGAAGTAATAGCATGAGTACAGATAGAATACCTTCGATTCCTGATGGTAAAGCACAAGTATCCTTCGATAAGACTACTAAGGGTACTAATAAGTTGGTTCTTAGTGTTCCAACTTGGATTCAACGTTGGGATAAAGTTGGTCGCCCACAGTTGGTGACTAAGTACAAGAGGTTACAGACAAGTGACCAAGAAATGGTTGCTAAATTTACCCACTATATTGAATCAGGTTGGTTTGAACTTGATTCTCAAGGTAACCATGTTGTTGATTTGATTAACATTAGTTACTTTGATAATAGTTTCAAGGTTGGTAATGATTGGATTAATTATTCCCAATTGGTTACTGCTGATGTTGCTCCTGTTGTAGGTCTTGAATAGTTATGTTTCTTGACCTCGTTGAGGACATTGCCCACTCGGAGTTCTGCTTCGAGTGGGACAAATGTGATGATTGTTGGGAAGACCAGGTGGTTAAAAGTATCTATGAGCCTGAGCCTGTAGATGCTGAGATGGTTGGTCGTTCCACTATTCAGGATGATGATAGGTATGCAGGTTATAGTCCAGCAGATAGGAAGTTTCAACTGTTGGATATGTCTGAGGATTTGGCTGAACTTGATGCTTATAAGTTTTATAAGTATCAGGCTCCTTGTTCTAAGTGTAATCTGTTTTATAACACTCGTTTAGGTTTTTGTCCTAATTGTTAGTGTTTCCTTGGCAGGCAGGGCTTCGTGCTCTGCCTGCCTAAGTATTTTTTTTATTTAGGTGCAATAACCTGTTATATTAGACAACGACAAGTGGAGGTTAGTATGACGCTGGATAAGGAATGGCTTGACCTTAGTAAGGCTCGCCATAAGGTTTTAAATATTTTGGAATTGTTTGATGGTATTCCTGTTATTGATGAGGATTTGGATGCTGATTATGGTCCTAATGATATTGATGCTTGTTTAGGGTTGGCTGATTTGGAGTTGCGTCGTGTGCTTCGGTTGATTGATGGCAGGTTGGATAACATTGCAGCCATCAAGCAGGAGGAGTGGCGTGAGATTGGTCAGGCTGAGATGGATGCGGCTCGATGAGTCATACGATTAATGTGCCTAAGCCTTTTCCTGTTGATACACCTGAACAGCAGGCTCAGGCTATGTTGAATTATTTTACGCACCGTTTTGCTGCTGATGATGGTGATATCAGATGCATGGAATGTGACTGTAAGTCTAGTCATAAGGCTGCTCGTTATCCGTGTGGTGAGGAACCACCAAGGATGCTTCGTACTATTGGTGATGATGGCAAAATTATTTCGGAGGTATTAGTATGAGTAAGACTGAGACAATTAGTTTCAGGTTGTTGCCTCATGAGTTGAAGAATATTTCTTTTTATTTTATTTGTAATGTCATTGATAACATTCAGCCTAGGGCTGATTGGGATGGTGAGTTCAAGTGGGGTAAAGAGGATGCTTC